ACCAGAGTCCTTCCCAAGGCGTTTAGGAGGCCGATTTCATCTGGCCGGGCGTACGATATCAGCCTGTGTTTCTGAAGCTGGTCCATTACGGCAGTCTTGACCTCTTGGGCAAGTTTTGGCTCCATCAGCATCCCAATAGATTCAACAAGAGCATCCGCAATAACATGACTCTTATATTTATTTTCATCCTGGTTCACAGTTACCCCTTGACGGAAATTACATTTGTGTTATTATTCGGCGACAACAACAACATAGCCAGATGGGGATACCACATGACAGTGCTGGGTGACAGGTTAGCAAATCTTTCTATATCAAGCAAGCATCTACCTTGCCCGATGGGAAAGCTTCTAAATAATATTGACCGGGAGACGGCTGTTGCTCTTATTGACGTGATGTCAAAAGAAGATATACCAACAAGCACGATTCACCGTGAGTTACACAACTCCGGAATCCCAATCGCTAGAGAGTCAATTCAATTGTTTAGGAATAACGCATGTGCTTGCTCAAACGAGGATAAGTGCAATATCAACGAAATTACCAATGGGGGAACAAAATGAACAAGTCAAACAATAAAATCGCAGCTGGCGTCAGCAAGATTAAGAAAGAACACGAGAAAAAAGAATCAAGCAAGAAGATGCTTAACGCAATCGAGCAGATGATATCTAAAAAAGGTATTGACTTCGACAGCATCGGAAGCATAGACAGAATTTCTCTGTACCAGACTGTCACCAAAGACGAAGAGGGCAATACAGAGATTCACGACTTGCAGGCAGTTCAGCTTTCCCCAACGTGGGACAGCGGTCCACAGTGGAAGCTTCCAGAACAAGGGCCTCTGTTGCAAATACAAAAGTCAACAGTTACGCCAAAGAAGAATACAAGCCTAAAGATGGCACTGATAGTTCCCGATATACAGTTCGGTTATTATCGTGATAGAGACCTGAACTTAGTACCTACTCATGACGAGCGTGCTATCGCAATCGTTCTTGCTATCGCAAAGCGATATCAACCAGACCAAATCATTTGTCTTGGAGACAACCTTGACTTGCCAGAGATGAGCAAATATAGATTGAGCCCGGCTTTTGCGAACACAACTCAGGCTTCAATTGATAGAGCAACAACATTCTGCGCTGAAATGCGAGAAGCAGTTCCTCATGCAAAGATAGTTTGGCTTGCCGGAAACCACGAAGAGCGTCTAACCAATTACCTTCTTGATAATGCAAAGGCCGCTTTCGGAATAAGTCGTGGCAATACACCGGAAGGCTGGCCTGACTTGTCAGTTCCAAACCTCTTGCGCATGGATGAGTATGGCGTGCAATATCTCGATGGGTACCCAACTGGTTACTACCTCATCAATGAACAGCTTGCATGTATACACGGAGACAAGGTTCGCTCCAACGGTTCAACCGCCCACATGTACCTAAACGCAGAGAAGATGTCCGTTATCTACGGCCACATCCACCGAAATGAAATGGCGTACAAAACACGTCGTGACCACGACGGTCCGAGAACAATTATGGCTGCATCGCCGGGAACTCTCGCACGGGTAGACGGCGCAGTGCCATCAACCAAGGGCGGGATAGATGTCTACGGACGACCGAAAACAGTTGTTGAGAACTGGCAACAAGGCTTCGCTCTTGTCCACTTCCAGGAGACAGGAAAGCAGTTCTTCAACTACGAGCCGGCCTTGATATACGACGGCTGGTGCGTTTTCCGTGGGGAAGAGTTTGACGGTAGAAAGTCAAAAGCTCCAACCCTCAAGCCGGTTAAATAACCTCGCCAGATAAACGGCGCGTAATCCAATCCATGTTTCCTAGACCCTGCTTATCAGAAAGCTCTATATGACAACAATACTGGCAATACAGGGAGATGGCTTCTGCATGGTGGCTACAGACTCTCGGATAGTGGATATAGACAGCTCAGGAGTAGGTTCAGCCTCGGTATTGGGGGACAACATCAAGAAGGTCGTACAGAACGGACCGTACTTGATAGGAGCAGCTGGAGATGTTCGAGCAATCAACATCGTCTCGTTTACCTTCAGTCCCCCGATACCCAAGGTAACCCTGAAAGGGAACCTGTTAGACAAGTTTATTACCAATGAGTTCATACCGTCTTTACGTAAATGCTTTGAAGAAGCTGGTTACTCAACATCAGCGAATGAATCCACCAAGCTAGCTGAGTTTGATTCCCAGATACTCGTTGTAGTGAATGGGCAGGCTTATGTGATTGGTGGGGACTACTCATGGGCAAGCGACTCTAACGGGTTGTACGCACTTGGGTCTGGAGCTGCTTATGCGATGGGGGCGATGCTGGCAACAGTTCCTAGTAAGAGGCACAACATAGCCTGCAAGAACCTACTTCTAAAGGCCCTAGGTATAGCCACGAAGTGTGACCCGTTCACCGGACCTCCTTATCACACACTGATACAAGAGCGCCAGCAAATCAGGACGCGACCTAAAAAGTAGCCATAATAGTTTCTACACAAAAGAATAGGGGTAGAAACATATGAGTGAAATTGAATCAGTAGAAGTATCTATAGAGACTGTTGAAGAAAGAAAGTCTAAGAACAAAAGTGTAAGAAGAAATTTACAAGACATAGCTAGTGGTATTGCTATACAAAGATACGACTGGATGGACCTAGCAAGATGCAAGGGTCGTACTAACGAGATGTTTCCTAAAGGACACAAGGACATTAGTTACATTCAGGGGGCTAGGGAGATGTGTGCGTACTGCACTGTTCGACCACAGTGCCTGGAGTATGCACTAGAGTTTCCACCTGCTGACATGCACGGGGTATGGGCAGGGATGACATCAAGACAATTAGCGGCCGAACAAAGAAGGAGAGGAATCGCACCTACTAAGCCAACGCTTAGCCAGATGTGGAACGACTAATGAGCAAGAAGAATCATGTAGTGCCGGTTGTAATGAATGAGTACCAGTACAAGATGCTGTGCAGGTTGCTTACAGCCAAGATGGCTGAACTTAAGATGAGCCAGAGGAACGGAACATCGGAGTATGCAGAGACGAAGGAAGCTTTTGAGCGACTTAAGAATGCGTATGAGAAGACGCTCGAGTTTGAACAGAAGAACTGGCGATTGCAGTTCGTACGACCAGATGGGTTGCCGAGCAAGTAAAAGACAAATTGGGGACGAAAAGTAAGCCGCCGTGTCAGATTTTTGTTGCTTACCCCTAGTTTTGTATTTGCATTTTGTGTGCGACTAAATCTATGCGACAATAAGTACAAGTCGTAATAAATCTACGTGAGGAAAAGTATGCTGCTTCCAGGATTGCCATGCAGGTGCCCGTTCATACCGGTCTACCCTGTATGCGGTGAGAAAGAAGAAGAAGAAGACTGAGAGCCCGTTCTAGGCTGTACCAAATTCCTGAAGGCTGCCATCAAGTTTTTCTCTAAAGTATTTTTTATTCTTTGGTGGATTACCGTTGTATCGATTGAGGTTCCCTTTGCGGTCTTCAAGAATGTATCCAGGCTTATATGGTGATGGTTTTTGTGGTTGCCACTTCCCGTCTATGCGTCTAACTTTGGGCGGGTTCTTCGATGGGCCCTTCTTTGGGGCTGGTCTTTCATCAGGGGTTCCATCCCCTATATTCCCGTCAGAGTCTCTGTCAATTTCGGATTGGACACCACTTCCGCCGATAGGTGGACCAAGACGTTTTGTTTCTGAGTTTTCAAAACGAAAACCCTTAATCTCGCCCTTGTATGTTCCCCAGGTTTCATTTTGATTGTTTTGCTCGGACATTCTTTTATTTTACATCACTGGCTGGCGAGGTAGGGCTCGAACCTACGACAAGCGGATTAACAGTCCGCTGCTCTGCCAGCTGAGCTACTCGCCAAAGCGAGGGCACACCACAGTGTCGTTTAAGGCGCGTTATACACACAGCCCCCTCATAGGGAAGCATAGCAATAGTAAGTATTACTGTCAAGACTTACAATTACAGCGCGTCGAGTAGGAATCGAACCTACAACCTACAGATTAGAAGTCTGTTGCTCTATCCGATTGAGCTATCGACGCTCATCTGGTGCGAACACCACACGTGCTGCAGAATTCTAATCCACCGACGAGCTCCAGCTGAATATCGCAGCGGGACTTACCACAAGGCATGATGAGCCGCTCGCCGTCGAGGTACGCGCGTATCTGCTCAATCGTTCCAGGCGGTGGAGCTACTGGTTCCGGTGCTATCGGTAGTCCTCTGCCGGCTCTTACGGCACCGTAGATGACCCCTAGGGCCCAGTTGTTAATAGATGTGTGGTTTGCTTCGCAGATATCAATTATCTGGTTCTTGAGCTTCCCGGACATTCTGATGACGAGGTTGTACTCCCCGTCGTCGTCACCTGCTCTTACTGGTAAATGGGGCATCGCGCTCAATCAGACTTTTGATGTATTCGGTGATGGTCATGTCGTAGCCATCAGAGACTTCGATGATGTGGTTCTTGAATTCGGCCGGCACGCGCATTGTAACTGCGGCCCACTTGCCGGCAGTAGCTTTTGGTGGTCTTCCGTTCTTAGCCATGAGTGCTGTAGTTCTCTTCCTCCCACCGAGAAGCTTCCTGGGAAAAAGCTTCGATGAAGAATTGTCGGTCTCCGTTGGTAGCGAGTGTAAACGCTTGACTCCCTCCCAGGCGGATGATTGTTTTCCGAAGGACCTCGTGGACTTCCCCCACCGACGCTAAAGACTGGGTTCCGCTGTTTACGCCTTCTCCCAGTTCTCGCAGCTTGACCCAAGCTTCCCAAGCTGCCGGAGGAGCGTCCAGACGCTTTGAGAGAGCTTCCCGGCGTATTGTCCCTGGTCTGGGCATATTGGCCCTGTCAAGAGCTATAAGAGTCCGTACAGCTCCGTTCACTTCCTCCACCGTCAAATCACCCAAGATTTGTTCCCAGGTGCTGAGGAGTTCTTTGTAGCGCTTCTCTACTTGGGGGACTTGGTTGTTCCACGCGTTGAAAACATGGAGGAGTATTGCCGCCACATCGTTACGAGTCATCGGCTCTTCTTCCGCGTCAGCGCATACAGGGCATATGTGTAGGCAAGAATAAGCACAACACTAGAAATCCTCATTCGTTGCAACCTCTCGCGTCGAGCTCATACGCCGCCGTCATCAAAAAAGACCTCGGCCAGCTGGTATGCAGTCCCGACAACTGAATACCAGCAGACTGTGCAGTCCCGACTTGAATCTGCACGTCATCTTTGGCCATCCGGTAATTGTAGCGGGGCTTAAAAGCTTTGTCAATCGTTTTTAGCTTCTTCTGCAGCTGCCAGGCCGGCAAATCGCTCGACGTGCTTTGCATCACGAAGGATTAATTCAATATCGTCGTACCTGGTTCCTGTTGGATTTTCTCCCATGTGCCAAGAAGACAAGCTGCAGCCTTGAACCGCAAGCAAACAATCAGTTAATCCGTAATCATAAATCGCAGAGCCGATAATTATGCTTCGTTCTTCTGAAAGCTTCGGCCGAACACCCCGGCTGCTTGTCTTACACCACCGTAGCCATTCATCGAAAACCTGTTGAATCTCAGCGGGGCTTACAAGCTTTGACTTCGCACGTTTTGATTTCTTTGATTTTGTTTCCCGGGGCGCTGCCGGCTCATCAAAACCAAACAAATTTTCATTCATGAAAACATCCTGGCGCGACATTTGCAAAAAAGCAACTGCTTGTTCACAAACCCTTTGTAGTACAAACGTTTTTACTGGTCTATCTACAGGAGTAACGAGGTCATCAACCACCGTGCCAAGTTTATTGAACATTGATTTGACTACCGAATCAGTATCACGCGAGAGAAGTAAACCTTTGTCGAAGGAAACGTTTTAACATCCGTAGAAGTAAATCACGATGTACTACTTTTTGCGGTGAACCGTAGCGCGTAATCAGAATCCGGTCAAGCACGGGACTGAAATCTTTTTGATGTAGTATTTAAGCCGGCCAGGGGCCCCCTCCTGGCAAGTCGGGTACGGTTTTCTCCCATTCGGAAGCTCTTTTCGGTAGGTATTGGTCGAGAAAGCCGGCCCGGCGTCTAACCACCAAAAAAAGAGACCAGAAGCAGTGCGAAGATAATAAATACACCAAGAAGCCGCCAAGCATCTAAAAAACTCATTTCAAACTCCTCATCCGGTACCGTCAGAACACATCAATAGTACGGTAAAACGCGTAAGCGGGGCTACAAAGTACGGCCAGAACATGTAAAAGTATTTAAAAAGCGTAATTTTTGCTGAGAAGTACCCCGGGAAGACTAAAAAGTACTCAAAACGATACCTTTTTAGCTTTTTACCCTAACTTTGTGGAATTCAACCCACTTCTCACCTTTGCCGATGAGCGGAGATACGAGAACATCGTAATGGCCGTAGCGAAAGCGCTCATTTACGATTTTTACTCCAACGAGAAGCTCCTCGATGGAAACTTCACCAACTTTTCCTACAGCAGAGTTCATCTCTACTTGTTCAGAACGTGAGTAGGTGCGTATAACTTGTTTTTCCATTAGAAGCTGCTTTCCTTTTCTAAACGAAACTTGTTGCTTGCCATTGTGGCTAAGTACTCATCAAAAGACATGTTGAATGGGAAAACATCGCTGTTAACCATCTCGAGCTGATTCTCGTCGAGCGACTGCCAAGCATCCAGGAGCTTGTAGCCAGCAAGAATGTACTCATTGAATGCAATTAAGAACTCTTTTGAGAGTTTTGTTGGTTTAGTAACTGATTCTTTCATAATTTAAATCCTAACGACTTGTAAGTGGTAACACAACCAAAAAGTGGGTGCTCCTCATAAGAAGAGCACCCACAGAATGAGCAGAACTACTAGCGCCTGCATTAAACGCCAGCGAGAAGGCTTTCTGGCTTGACTCCGAAAGCAACTGAGATACGAAGAAGCGTCTCGATGTTTGGGGAGAAGTGTCCATTCTCGATGCGGTTAATTGTTTTGCGGTCCACGCCAGCGAAATCGGCAAGCTGCTGTTGTGTCAACCCAGCCTCCATGCGATTTGACTTGATGCGTGATGCAACTTTTTTGATGCGTGATTGCATTTTTTCTCCTTGTTTTATTTGTTAATCCTGACCTAGTGGCCAGAAACCTTTAAAGCTCGTTTACCGTGATTTCAACTGTTCGTGTGTTGAAGCCGGCACGTTTGTCGCCGTCTAATCCACTTGGCTCAGATACCTGAACATAAACAGCAGTCTCCATGGCAGCAATTTCGTCGTCCGTCATTGGCCTGTCAGTAGAGAACTCAATATTGATTGAATACTTCTGCATTAGATTTCCCACCGATTTCCTGCGTTGTATTCTGCAACGAAATATTCTGCGAAGTGACGAGCAGCGTAAATTCGTGTAAGCACATCGAAGACTTCATGCCACTTAACAGTTGGCGAACCATGTTGACGGCAATATTCCTGCGCGCAAAGCTTCATGGTGTGCGTGAAAAGTAAAACGGTAAGGTCGAAGTTGCTCTCTACTCCTTTTTTCAGATTACGGTCATAGTGACGTTGCTGGTTCTTGAATGCCGGCACTAAGTAGTTGTGATAACAACGGCTATCGTTTTCAGCAAACAAGCAAAGCTCTACAGCTTCTTCCCTTGACTCTTCAACCGATTTAACTGATTTCATTTGAACTCCTTTAATAACTGATAACCAGATACTACATGTGCCCCAGCAATAATGCAACTCCAAACAATTTCTTTTGAAGTAATAACCGGGGCGGCAAATGCCATCCAGGCCATCAGGACGGTCGAGAGGCTGGTTGCGATAAAGATTGCCCTGTGAACGGAGAGGTCCATTAGAGGTCCCCTTGCAGTTCGTCTTTTTCAATATGGATTGTGTCTTCTTCCATATCCTCCAGCTCAACATCGGAGAAAGAGTCACTGATGAACTCGGCGTTTTCGTTGAGCCAGTAACCCTGTTGGTCAACGGTCCAGTACTTCCACTCGACTGGAAGCTCTTTGGTCAAGTTGTAGACAATGTAGCGGTCCTGCGTCTGCAGGCGAGATTCACGGTTTGTTACATGGTAAATAGTCATTTCACACTCCTGCGAACTGTGGAATCAAGCTAATGAAACCATCATTTGGATTGTCGTTATCGGTCCATACAGCTGAGATGAAGCGGAGTGAACATGAGACATCCCACCACTCCTGAATTTTCTCATACATCTCCCAAGGAGCGCCACGAAAAGAAACTGAATTGTTTTCTTCCGTGTAGTTCCTCTCAAACCAGGCAGCTTGTTCAGCGTCCATAGCGAGGTAAATCTTGTGGCATGAATCCCAAGAGATGAGCAGTGCGCTCATTGTTGCTTTTTCAACGTCTTCCCACATGATTACGCCTCCTGGACTTGGTCAAGGAATGACCACAGGTGGAATGCGTCCATGAGGGTTCCAGCCTTAATGGAGGTCTGGTTGCGCCACATGACGCCAGCTGGGAGCTGTACAAGCTCATGGAGAGCTTCCTGCTCAGCGTGGAGGATTGCTTCCTTGCATGGCTTAACCATGACTGCTGGAACACTTGGATAATGGTTGTTTGACAGATGGATTGCAATCAGCGAATCCAAGTCGAGCCTCCACCCCTCTTCAATAAGGTCTTCAATATACTTACGGCCCATGAGCCCTCCTTTAATAGATGTACTTGATGGGGTACATAGTAGCGGCTTACAACCAACAAGGCAAACATTTCCAAACATTTTTTGTTTTTTTTTGACCTGAAAAACTGGTCCACTATCAAGACCTGAAAAACTGGTCCACGGTGCCGAGCGAAGCAAAATTATTTGCTGAGCTACCCGGGTGGCCACGTCATCCGCCACCGTCATCAAAAATGTCCAATAATTCCAAACCCTGCAGTCCCGCTGTTTGTTTTATGCACAGACATCGACTCGTGCTGCCATCGAAGAGATAAAATGCCAACGTAGAGGGAGGCGGGGCTGTAAAGCTTGAAACTTAGCTTTTGATGAGCTGTTACCCGGGTCCTAGAGAATTGCAAGTTTTTGCAGGATTTTTACCGTGAGAAGGAAACAGAAAAAAGGCATAAAAAAAGGGGGGCCGCTCACCCTTTCGGTAGAACGACCCCCCTGATTATCTTCTATGCATAGAAGCTCCTTAGGTAGGTATGGACATATTAACCAGAGCTACGATAAAAAGCAACCTCAACAAAAAGATTTTTTTATTTCTTCCTGGTCGAACGAGCTGCCCAGTCAAATCTCATCCGACACCGTCATCAAAAGCTGATTTCAAGGACTGCAGTCCCGAAGGGGGTTTAATCACAAGATTCCGGATGTCGCGCTTCAGAAGATTGCGTGCGGGGCTGAATAGCTTCTAATTGCCTTTCTGGTTTGATTCCCGGGAGCTGCAGTCGAAGAGCTGAGCTGAAGTTTTGGCCTGGAAGTTTTACTTTTCCACGTCGAGCAAGCAGCTCACGTCATCCGCCACCGTCATCAAGTCGTCGCAAAGAGCGAAACGCAGTCCCGAAAGTTGTTTCTAGGGGTCTGGGGCTGGGGGGAAAGTGGGGGGCGGGGCTAAATAGCTCTACGTGCGCACCGGCCGGCAGAGAGAAGAGCGGAGCGGGGCTGAATAGTGTTTATAACAGGCTTCGTGAGTATGGTCCCCTGAGTTTGGCCAGCTTTTTACTTCGCTCAGGTTCAGGAAGAGAATTTATCTGCTCAAGCCTCTTGCGGCGCTTTCGTTCTCGTTCGTATTCACGCCTGCGAAGCTTTTTGGCGAATGTATTCTCTCGGTTTTCACGCTGCCACTCTAAATGTTTTGATTTATCCTTGTAAGGCATGCATCCTCCGATGTAGAGTGTTTGAATGTCAGGTTTAGTCCCTTGTAACTTCTGTGGCAACCCTGTTGACACTACAAGTAAATCAACGATGCGTCTAGTGAGAGCATGGTTACCGTGCGGTAGCATTTCCGGAGCAAAGAGTATTGATGAACTTTTTCTATACGCACACAAAATTTGTGTAGAAGTAAAGCATCAAGAAATACCGATGGACAAACTTTTTTAGTTGAATACGCAGAAAATAATCAACAGGACGACGATTGCATACAACCTAAACCTCAGTCCGGACGAACGGGCAAGGAGCCTCGATGTTGAATACCTCTTCATATAGCGCCCTCCCTGAGGCCCATGTACCCCACGACAGTTGGTCTCCTGTCCATTCTCCGTCAGAACTTACCTGCAGCAATTTACCGTAGATTACTTTTGCTCGAATAAGGATAGCTGTAACTACCGCATCGTACGGTTTCTGATTTGTTTTGCAAAAGTCAAAATAGAACAACTCGTCTTGCCGCCACTCAGGCTGAACGGGATTTGCTTCCCACCGGAATGTCTCGTGCGACAAATCACCGTCAGGGCCGTCCTCACCATTGAAAGCAAAATAACCCTCGGTAAATTCAGGTGATGTTCCGACCTCTCCAAAAGGTCCTGCCAGGCGAATGCCCATGGATTGTGCGTGCTCGCAAATCAGCTTTGCATCTAGTGCAAGCTTCCCAAACATTTCTGCTGTTCCATGATTACCGACAGGCCTGTCCGTGTAGTGCGTGTAACCCATTTACTTACTCCTCGTCATGCTCATAATTCCCCACGAGGCAGAGAGCGGCAAGCCAGCCTGGCCGGCAACAAGCATCATTTTTGCTCGCCACGCAGGGTGGTTGTACATTCCTTCAGACGTATCGTCTTTTCCAACAACAACGACATGCTTATCACCTCCAAGACGAATACCGTTGTCTTTCCTGTAAGCAGAAGCTTCACCCGTCGAGCCAACAATAAGAACCCGTTCAAGTGGACAGGCTTCTCCCGTGTACTTGTTGACCACATACCCAATGTTTGTACTCATGATGCATTCTCCATGATGTGAATAGAAAGTTCACCAGAACGAAGCCAATCAAAAGCTTCGGTTGAAATCCAATCGTTGCACTTCACAGCAAAACGCTCTGCCGTGCCCTGCTGCCCAATTTCTCCAATCATGCTTTTTGCTGTCTCGATGTCCCATAGCCGGATTTGTGTAAACGGCTTCAAGGGAGCTTTGATGTGGGAGATGTTGCAGTACGGACCGCCGTCCCAAACGAACTTGAACATGCTTACCGTGAGTGTCAACCTCATTTTGTTGCCCAAGCCGCAGTGATGCTTTCCGCTGCAAGGACATTTGCCATCACGAGACGCAATGCATCAGCAAGGCTTCCACTCCCTGCAAGGTCGGTAAGAATTTCTCCGTCGTCGTCAAGGCTCATCACCGAAGCAATGCGGCATGTCCGGTCAATAACACTCAACATACGCACTCGACGACGTTCTGGGTGCCTGCTAGGGATGATGTCATCGTCGCCCCCTTCCCGAATAGGAGCTGCCCAGCCAGAGGTTTCAACTCCAAGAAACTCGAAGTCGTGAAGTGTTTCTTCGTCGGTCTCGTTGGCGATGTTTTCCAAACCAACATAGATATCACCGTAGACACCAAGTGTCACCAGTTGCCCGTCACGGCTCTTGAAAATATGGCACGTGGACTTTGTAAGACCCGGCCAGTTAGCCAAGTCATTGAAAATTTCTGTTGCAGCTTCTGTCAGCTCTAAATTGCTTTTCATGATGTTTCCTTTTTTTAGTAATTGATTTTTTAGTGGGTGATTTTTATTCTAGTCAATAAGTACGTAGTTGTCACCGTTTCCCTCGGTGAGACCTGTGTAAATAATTACCTGGCCCTCGTTGTCGTGCTCGATGTCTGCTGTAGGCAGAAACTCGTACAACGCCTTGCGGAACTTCTTTCCTGAAATAACTGTTTTTTTGTAAAGTGGTTTTTTAGCCATTGCTATTCCCCTTTGATGAATTCGCAGATTGATTTTTTAGGCATCTTGCGGTCAAGAACTTTGGTTCCAGTTTCTAGACCGACATAGCTGAGCAGATAAGTGCTGCCGTTGCTGCGTGTCGGTGCTTTGATTTCAGTTACCCGATAGTGCTCGTGAAAAGCCCAAGTAAAGATGTTCCCTACTGCGAGCTGCTCAATCCGCTTGGTTTGCATGGGGTGAATAGTAGCGAGGATACTTGCGGCTTGCAACCCCCAAGGCAGAATATTTCTCATCCGCCACCGTCATTTGTTTTTTGCTTTTGAAAACCCCGGGAAAACCGGTCTGGAGTCCCGTATGGGGTTTGGCTTATTTTATTGCCTGGAGATGGCTTGCGAAGAAGTCGGGCGGGGCTTAGGAGCGCTCATAAAACTTGACGTTCCGACCATTGATGTTGTCATCCCAAAAAGAATGGACTAATTCCATCTCAACAGTGCTAGAAGTGTGCTTTTCTTTATTACTGCAGGACGCTTGCATTGCAGGAACGCCAATACTAACCTCATGCCCGCAGTTGGGGCAACGCCATAATTCCGTACGGGACTGTGGTTTACTTTTTCTGCGTGTCATAGTCATTTCATTTTGCATCATTTTTCTCCATCCTGGCGAAAGAGATACTAATAGGTAGAACAGCCCTGCTGCTGCATGTCTTTCAGTCCCGACTCTAATCACAGTCCCTGCTCCATTGCAACCTCGCCTCAGGTTGCGCTTCGTATCCAGACGCGGCCACCCTTCGGCGTGGCAGCGCCCGGCTTCTCGCTCCACCTTGGGCTCAGTTTTATTGCGCTTGACGTTATTCACCGCTCACCACCCCCCGTTCGAAAACGATTTCGCCCATAAATGTGCTCATCAGTTTTCTCACTACGGGTGGTTCTGCGGATGAAATAACTATTCGACAGCCGCAATCGTTATTTATTAGTCCCGATGACCGACATAACAATCCACGCTCAATTTCACCCTCACACTGGCTCCGCTTCGCAGCCCAGATTACGCCAGACTTCGTCTTGGCTTCACCTGGGTTCCTCGCTCCACCAAGGCTCGGTCTTATCTCGCTTTGTCGACATTCACGCTCCACCTGCACCACCGCTACAAAACGCTTTCCGCTTCGCTACAAGCAGTTTTTCCGCTTCGGTGCTGGTTGCGCGATGAAATGTCTCAACACCCGGAAATATTGATTACCTGTAATTACTTTTTAGTCCCGAAGCCCCCATGACAACTGTCGTGCTTGCTTGGTGTCACAGCACGGCTTCGCAGGCTCGCTTCGTATGCACTCGAATCCGCTGCCGACAAGCGGCTCGTCTTCGGTGCACCGATGCGTTATCACGCGTCGGCAAGTACTTCGCTTGCCTTCTACGCCATGCTCAGCCACCAATCGCACTAACCGACGCCATTCATGACTTCACTACCGACCGCTCCGCTTCCCGGCGCTCGTGCCTCGGCCTGGGAAAGCTTCGCTCACGGTTGTTCAGTCAATGAAATGGCTTACTTGCCTAAATTGGTAATTAGTCCCGACCTTAATAACATTGACCTAGTAATTTGTTTGGTTACCGCATTCTCTCGGAAACACCGCTCGTGCTCCGCTCGTGTTCGCTTGAAGGAACTTCCGCGCTCCACGAAGCTACGTCACGAGCTCCGTTTCCTACGCGAAATGCGCACGCTTATTAGTCCCGATTGATTATTGAATAACTATCCCCGCTTGTTCCTTTTCCCGCAAACAGCCTCGCTACTCTCGCAATCCTGCCTCTCCGCCATAGCGTCGGGTACTTCAATCGCTTCAGTTTGTTTCCCGGATTGGCGAGTTCTACGAACCGCCAAACTACATATCGAATCCTGCTTCGATATGTAGTCAAGCCCGTACAACAAACATCGCTCATTCGTCCACCTCGGCCATGGCTACGATTCAGGAACTGCTCGCTCCGCAGGCTTCTTGCGTAAAAAGAGAAACATCGCTATTCACTAGTCCCGCAATAAGTAAGAACACAACTCCGGTAGACGCACTTTCTGTTTCTATCCAACCGCCCGCTTCGCCCGTGCACGCAAGGGCATGCTGCCCACGCACGCACGAGGCTGCGCTTGGCTACTGGATAGCCCCAGAAGAGCGCTCTTGTTCAGACTCTTTAGTCCCGTAGGTAATTGAATAACAGTCACCGCTTGCGTTCCGAGTACTCCACATTCAACGCTAAGTTCGCAATTCTGGCTCTCCGACATCACTGCGGACACTTCAGTCGCTTCAGTTTGCTTGTCGGATTGGTGAGTCCTGCGGACCACCAACCTCATACCAATAGATTGGTATTTCGGCAAGTCCGAACACAAACATCACTCCTTCGTGTACCTAGCGATGTCTCCAATCCAGAAAATGCTTCACTACGCTTTTGAATGTTGCGTACTCAGAAACTGCTCGCTACTTATTAGTCCCGTAAATATCCACCGGACAACCACCGTTACTCTCTCTCGCTCACGTGATGCTCCGCTCGATGCTCGGTTTCGGAGTAATCCGAACTCCTCGCACCGAAACGTCGCAGCACACTCGCTCGGTCGAGATAACTAACCCTTACTGATAAAAGAAAGAACTTTATAGTCCCGATTAATTACCATGTTCGTTCTTCTGTTCTCCAGAGACCGTTCGCAACTGCAAGCCCTTGACTTCTGGCTCGTCTCCGTCAGCTCAATCGTTGCTTACGCATCACTAAATGATTTAGCTTCTTCCCGGCATCAAGTCTCTAGTCCCGATTATCCGACAGATGATTGATTAGTCATCGCTAACTCATTTAGCGAGCCGACGCAACCGATTGCGCTGCATCGCCTTCGCTTCGTCAAGAGGCTTGACCGTTGCTCACTACCTCTGGTTCACAGAAAGAAACGAACGCCCGGATTTGTTCTTAAGCCCCGTAGAAAGCTGTATAAAGCTCACCAGATTTTGCACCACCAACGGAGTTACGCTCTGACTGAGTCGCTCGTCCACTTCCGTTACGCGAGAAATCTCTTCAGCAACGCTCGCTTCATTTTGTTGCACAAAAATCGCTCGCTAGCTTCATCGATTTACCCGCTCCACTACAGCGATACTCGCACTCAAGTCATCGCTCCACCCGTGGTGCTACAAAATCTTGTTATCAAGTCCCGTGCAGATTTATCTAACAACTTTGGCACCAGCGAATTCCCACGGAGCGAGGCATCGAAATCAAAAATGATTTCGTGCTCGCTGAGCGGGGGGCCGTGGGAAGTACGCTTCCTCATCCCGGATAACGGGTATAACTGTTTAGGTTTTCAGCCCCGTACGGACATTGAATGAATGGTTCCCGCTTATCCATATACGAAATCTTTACCGAGTTCAACGCTACGGATGTTTTCGACCGCTGCTCGGTCTCAACAACCCTCCGCTTTTGAACCCGGTAACCGTCGATTCGTAGCTTCGCTTCGCTTCTCTAGAATCGCCTAGATTTCTTATCTGTCTAAGCTGTTTGAAGGAAAGAAATACATCATTGATTCAACAACTACTGAGTCCCGAGACTTCAATAAATATCTATCTTTGATTGCGACATCCCGGACATTCGCCTCGTCGCAACGCTTCTCGTGTATTTTGCTACCCCAGAAGTTCGGTCGCAAGGTCGCTTCGCTTATGCTAGCGCCGAATTGCTGTCGCACTTCGTTGCTTCGCATCTCCCTACGCATACCTTACTCCTCCTTCTGGGTACACAAAATAACACTTCGTCGCTATGCGACTCGTCAAACAGTCCTGCAACATATAAGTCCCGTTTTTCTTAGTACTCACTCACCGCATACATTTTCTTTTCGACCTACGTTCGCTTTGCGTTCCTTCGTACCTCGGAACAGCACGCTCACTCCGAGTCGAACGAAAATGCAATGCTTGCTCGCTCGCAAAAACTAGTCCCGTAAAGGCAAACATAAAGCTTCACTTCGCCTCCTCGCTTGCCAGGTAGACGCCAGGCTCCCTACGCAAACTACGGGAAGCCTCGGCGGCTACTCTGGCTTCGTTCGGAATGCTCGTTGTTGTTGGTTTTTAGTCCCGATGCGTTTCAAATAAAAGCTACCGCATGCGTTTTCTTTTTCGTTGTTCTTTCGCTTTGCGTAACTTCGTACCTCGTTACCAGCACGCTCATTCACATCGAACAGAAAGACGCAATGCTTGTTGGCTTATAGAAGTAAGTCCCGTAATAATTTATCTAACAACTCCCGGCAGTGCCGTTTTTCATGGTTTGTTAAATTTTACTCCCTCTCTTTTTTTCTTTTTACCGCTCCGCAAGCGTCGCTTTCGCTCGTGCCTCGCTCAAAAAAGACAAAAAGAGCCTCTTCCGTAAACTTTAAAAACCAACAGTCGCTCCACTCCTTTTCAAAACAGGCACATGCCTAACCATGTGGTTATTAGTCCCGTTTTTTTTTGATAAATAAAAGTCCACGCCTACTCGCTCACCAGCAGATGCTTCCGGTGGTGTCCGCAAAAGAGCTACCACCAACCTTCAGCAGCTGCCCGGTTTCACTTCGTAAAGCTGTTTGTTAAACATTGCTTATAAAACATTCTCTATAGTCCCGCAAGCTTCGCTTGCTACAAAAATCACAACTTGTGCTCGTGCTTCTTTTCTCACTCGGCGAACGCTCGAAATTCCAGAATGCTCGTTATCTCACTCTTAAATCCTTTAAGTACACTGCGCATCGCAGCTCGCCTCAAACGACTCACCGCTTGAATGGTCTCTAGTCCCGAACTTTTACTGTTTGCATTCAAGCTTCTCGTCCTTCAACGCTCGCATCCTCGCTTGTTCCCTTAAATTCTTTAATCGTAAAATAACTCCGCTCCTGGAACCTTCTCGCTCCCGCCATGCTCAAAAAGAAAGCAACTTCGCTGTTTGCTCCCAGCAGTTATTAGTCCCGTATTTAGTCTCATCACAATTACCGCATTGCATACAGTCGAACTGTTGCTTCGCTATTAGGGCTTATGACGCTTCGCTTGCACGCTGGGCGTGCACAACACCCTAAACAGCTGCGCAGCATTTCGACTTCGTACGCAAATGCTTACCCAGTTTTTAGTCCCGAATATATTTGAATAAAAGTCCACGGCGAAATTGCTTGCTCGCATTCCAAAGCAATACTCCCTCCATTTATCCATTTAACGCTGCTCGCTCTTCAGGCTTACGGCCTTCGGCCTACAGCCATTCGTAAATGGAGTAAATGGGGCCTTCCGTATTTCTTTGGAATACCAGTCGCTTCGCTTCTTCTGCGCTTCAATTTACTCCTGTCACTTACTAGTCCCGTATTATTTTTGTGGACTGAAGGAGCAAATCATCTTTCCTTCTTTGAGTTCAAGGACTTCACATCCAAGGTCTTCAAGAATCATTGCCGCAACATCTTTGTAGTCTTCAAGTTGCTGTTTAAGCTCAGCGTCGGATAAGCTTTGGTCAAAAGCAATATCAAACAGCGAATTGGCAATCGCATTGGTTAACGAAAGCCTTATTTCAAAAGGATTAGTAGCCATTGACAGAGCCTATCATGGGTGATAAGCTGCTTTTGGCGATAATCAACTCAACACAAGGAGAATACGAACATGTCATCAGCGCCAGTAACAATAACCGGGAACCTAACGGCGGACCCAGAAATCCGTTATTTTGACTCAGGAGCAGGAAAGCTTTCTTTTTCCGTAGCAGTCAATAACTTCTGGACAGACGCCAAGGGCGAAAAGCAGGAAAAGACTTCCTACTTCAATGTAATCGCATGGCGAAACCTTGCCGAAGATGCAGTACGAGTTCTTGAAAAGGGAATTCGTGTGACCGTGACCGGTCGTCTTGAGCAAGAAACATGGGACGACAAAGAAACAGGTAAGAAGCGTTCAGCAGTGAACGTTCTTGCAGACGAAATCGGTATTTCTGTTCGCAACATTGAGACATTGCAGCGCAAAGCAAAGGCAGAGAATGCTTCTGGCAACCCTGTCAACGCTCGTCCTGCACAGAAAGCACCAGCACGAGCAGGCGCTCGTCCAGCTACAACCCGCAATGACTTTGATTCATTCGGGGAAGAGCCTTTCTGAGCCTGACATTTGGCAGCCTCTTCGCCGGAGTCGGCGGTTTCGACCTTGGGTTTGAAGCCGCCGACTGGCAATGCCGGTGGCAAGTTGAATGGGACCCCGCATGCCAGCAGATACTTAAGAAACACTGGCCAGACATCCCTAAATATCTTGATGTTAGAGATGTTAAAGGCAATGAAATAGAACCAGTTGACTGCATAAACTTCGGTAGCCCGTGCCAGGACCTCTCCGTGGCTGGCGTCCGAAAAGGCCTCTCTGGTGAGCGCTCTGGTTTATTTCATGAAGCAATAAGAATTATCAAGGAGATGCGTGATGCAACAAATGGACAATACCCACGACTCGCAATCTGGGAAAACGTTCCCGGAGCACTTACTTCCAACAAGGGTGCTGACTTTGGGGTCGTCCTCGATGAAATGGCCAAATCAGGGTGCGTGGCGCTTGACTGGGCAATCCTTGATGCTCAGTACTACGGAATCGCCCAGCGACGGCGCCGCATCTTCGTGTGTGCTACATACGATATTGGTGCCGCAGAGCGAAGTCCCCTCCCGTTACTACCTGTCCAAGAGGGCATGCGAAGGCATTCTCAGAAGGGCAGACAGGCGAAACAAGAAGTTGCCGGAAAAGCTTCGTCAAGCACTAGAAGCAGTAGCGAACAGGGAGTCTTAGCATTTGAGAACAGCGGTTTTGCTAAATGGCAAGAAACCGACAAAGCTCTAACATTGCGAGCCCGTGACGCAAAAGGCCCTGGAACAATTGTTACAAATGAAGAAGTTTATTCCTTTGACACCCAATTCGGCTCAAATGCAAATGTATTTACAGACCATTCACCAACACTCAAAGCTACACAGCAGTCACCAAGTGTTGCTTACGAAAACGATGATTCACCAATAGTGTTCCACCCGCACAGACAGGATGGGGTTCGCTTGCAGGGCGACACCATCAACACATTGACTGCGTTTATGGGCACTGGTGGCCTAAACACTCCAATGGTCGCACAAAACGAAGAACTCAATGACGGGATAGCAATGACACTTCGTAGTGGTGGCGACGGTGGAGTGCCGTCAAGCAGGGGTGAAAACCTTGTCATTGATGCAATTGCTTACGATGAATACAACGACAAGCTTATTGACGGCGGCATACATCATGCAATCAGGGCTGGTACAAAACAGTCAACCGGGGTGTTGCAGAACATGGTGGTTAGACGCCTTTTGCCAAAAGAATGTGAGATTTTGATGGGCTGGCCCGTGGACCACACCAGATGGCGTGCAGACGGAAAAGAACAGCCCGATACAGCTAGGTATAAGCAAACCGGTAACGGAGTAGCTGCACCAGTAGCAGAATGGCTTGGAAAAATTTTTAAAGGAGTATTGGATGAATCAACAATCAGTTAGTGAATTGCCACGAACATGGAATGACGCATCATTGCTAGCACTAAAAAAAATACTTCCTGCAGATGAAGAATTGAGTTTTGTTGGTGACACTATATTGAGGCTGGTTTCTTCTTTTGACGAATCGAGCAACGCAACCGTAAAGATGCTCCGAACCCATCTTGATATTTTTATCAATGAGATGTTTTACGACGACAAGAAGAATGCTTCAAGTGAATGGAAGTCAATAGGAAGGCTTGCAAACATGCTGGCTTATTCTCTTGGATTCAATCTAACCATTCCTTATGTGCATGAGGTTTTGTGCCGGAAGCAACATGACTACGGCCACTCAAACATTCAGCGTTTCGGTAGAGCCGGCCTTATGGTCAGAGTTCATGACAAAGTTGCCAGACTTGAGAACCTCATAGAGAACAACTCAACACCCAACAATGAATCAATCCAAGACAATGTTATGGATGTAATTGGCTACGCAGCCATTGGTATTATGTGGGAATCAGACACATTCATGCTGGAGCTAAAATAATAGAAGAAGTACCAGACACGCCGACGCGTGATTTAGTGCACAACGGAAATGGTTGGCACGGTCTGCCGTTCTATTTGACATCATGCGGACTTCAAGATGCAACCTACATTGTCACTTATAACAAAGATTTAGTCACTTGCAAGCAGTGTCTAAAAGTGATTAGCGGTTGAAACCTCGTTTTAGGTAGTCAAGAACAAGCTGGCTAGACGACTCGCTTTCTTCACCATACGAACCATCTACGGCCGCATTAACGATGTGGCGCTTTGACTGTATCAAGTCATAGATTTGTTCATCAACTGTGTCAACCGCTATAGCATATGTAACCATCACTGAGCCTTTTTGCCCAAGTCTGTGACATCGACTATAGAGCTGGTCAACATCAGCCGGAGTCCATGGGAGCTCCACGAACAGCACTTTTTGAGCAGCGGTTAGAGTGTGGCCGGTCTTGGCTGCTTGCATTGACAGGACTATTACAGGGGCTTCTTCGGTGGACAGGTTTTGGAACATCTTCTTTGCCTTCTCAACATCTTCAACATCCATCCCACCCTGTATTTTTAAACCACCAAACTCATTAGCCAAATAGTCAACTACATCACGATGGTGAGCAGCAATTACAACTTTCTCACCAGCTTCCACCTGAGTCTGCACCCATTCTTTAATTGATTCCATCTTCCCTTTTGCTGCCAACCTACGTAATACAGAAAGTTTGACCAAGTGAACATTTGACTCGGCTTTTATTTTTGCTACAACCGCAGCCGAATAAGGAGATTTTCCGATTTCTAAAGCAATCTCTTTTGCTCGCTGAACAAGGTATTCAACAATATCGTCTTCAGCTTTTTTATATTCAGCTCGATGCTTATCTGAGAGATTAATAACATGCTTATCATGGATTACATCTGGCAGTTCTGGAAGCACTTGTTCCTTTGTGCGTCGTATGTAACAAAGTGAGCGAAGTATCTCATTGAGTTCCTCTAAGTTTGTAGCACCGGATGTATTCCAATGTCCCCATTTGTCTTTAAAAGCTCCGCAATAGCGTCTATAGAAGCCCCAGGTGCCACCAAGCTCGTTAAGCCTGCCAATGATGTCTAATTGACTTGCGTACTCTGCTGGCCTGTTCGTCACTGGTGTACCGGTTAGACATAGAACCAAACCAGATTTTATTGTTTTTGAAATCTTTATTGCAGCTTTTGTGCGCTGTGCTGTTGGTGTTTTGAGGTAGTGAGATTCATCGCAAATAAGAGATTTGTAACCTTTTAAACTCTTCACCCAATGGCTTATGTTTGCATACCCAATAACTACTATGTCGTGCTCTTCGCTCGGAAAGGTTGAGCGGTCAACTACAACGCTTGCTTTTCTAGATGGTATCCATTTTTCTACTTCTGACTTCCAGTTAAGAACAAGATTTGACGGACACATAACTATTGCTGGGTATACATCTTCTCCAAGCGAAGCAGAGTACTCAAGTGTTGCCAATGCTTGCAGTGTTTTCCCAAGACCCATGTCATCAGCAATGAAGCACCTTCTTGTCTGATGAGCATAGGAGACTCCAGCCATTTGATATGGAAGTAGTGAGCCAGAAATGTTTGGCACTAACAGCACGGCACTATGAGCCCGTGATGCATCTGCTCGTTTTTTACTAACCTCAGCAAACTCTTCCGCATCAAGATGTAGTTCAGCCGGTACATCTATTTTAAAGATTGCAGCCCATTGAATTGCTTCACGAACAGCCGTTCTAGGCACTCTCCATGCTTTTGACTTTGAATCCCATGTAACACCTGGGAGTTGTTTTACTGAGCGAACTTTTACTTGGTCGTAATTAAAGCCAAGATAAATCCAGATATCGTCGCTCCACATGCCAAATGACTTGTTCAATCGTTTTGGTTCATCAAAAAGCATTATTGATGTTTCAACTTCAAAGTCATGAAGGATTGCAAAATCTCTAATTTCAGAAAGAGATGTAGCAGGAGCACGCCAAACACGGGCGAGCTTGTCCCATTTAGCCCCAGGTATCTTCTTAATCGCTGCGACCTCGTCTGGGTCGTATGGAAAGTCGATTACTAGATGGTCGTCATTTAGCCAGAGTCGTTTTTCGTTCATCGCCTGCGACGCAACAAGATTTTTCGCTCGTCTTCAGTCTTTCCCCCGTAGATGCCAAACTCAATTGAATTATCAAGAGCATACTTGAGGCACTCTCCACGAACAAGGCAAATTCCACAATAACCAAGAGCTTCAAGGCGCTGTTTGCGATTGCGCGGGAAGAATGTGAGCGTATTTGCACTAATGCACGCACGTGCTGAACGCCAGGTATCGCCTGAGTAAATCATAAAGCTCCTTTAATACGGGTGTTGAGTCAATATACACACTCCACTGGCCTGTTGCAACCCGTAAGGCATATTCACAGGTGGAACAATAAGGAATACAATAGATATATGAGAGAAATCACGCAACAAGAGTTTGACGCAGTCCTCACGGAGAGACCTACGCCAATGGTCCTTGATATTTGGGCTACATGGTGTGGACCGTGCCAATACATGGCTCCATTGCTTGAAGAGCTGAGTACTGCTTATGAAGGTCTAATACGGTTTGTTAAATCTGATGTCGACAATAACCCAGACCTAGCAAAGCGCTTCAATGTGATGAGCATCCCAACTCTTTTGATATTTGCTGATGGCGAAGTTGTTTCAACAATAGTTGGAGCTGCCGGACCAGACTTCATTATCACAGAACTTGAAAAAGTTCTATCAGCTGAGTCATACGAAGATGAGTGACGAAATATCTCTTTACCCAGTAGTCATAAGAGAGGCACGATATTCCGGTGTTTACGAAGGTGGAAAGTGGTTTGCCATAGCAGAGTATTCGGGTGAGTCAGAAGCCCTAGAGGCCTACATACACGGAGACGATTGTGATGCATTGGACTTCTGGGATTCAGAAGAATCAAAGATGATTGGTGTAGGTAACACACCAGACGAAGCACTTAAGGACCTTTACCTAAAACATGGCCTGATAGATGAAGAGGCGGTTTCTGTTGAGGAGGCTAATAACTCATTTGACTTCTCACCAAAGAGCCATGAGACCCATAAGGAGTTCAGCTTTAGGTGGAGGGAGTCATTGGGTAATGACCTAGAAAACGGAATTTACAAGTTGAAGGGTGGGGGATTCTCTGGTGACTGAAGCATGTCATAAAAACCTTCAACAACTCCAGAAATGCTTTTCTCTGCTTCGACCCGATTCTCTTCTTCTTCAATTTGTTCAATGTCTGCGAGTATTGAGTTAGCTTGATGAAAGGCAACAACTAATTGAGATTTTTCATTTTCGCTCAACGAACGACCATTGAGTGTAGTTTTTAAATCTCCGTTTTCGTCAATTGCAACAGCAAGCCGCTTACCTGCATTAATCATTCCAAGCAATGCTTCAGTGATTAATTCTGCTTGGAGTTTAGACAAGTTAAACTCAAATGAAAATATCATCGATTTTTCCTAATCTTCATTCCGTCACAATGCGGTCCTGTGTCATAGTCATTGTAACCATTGCTTTGACTTGGTTCTTCATTGAATGCTTCATCAAGCATTTTTATTGTTTGGTCTACAAGAATTGATGTTTCTGCATCAAAGGCAAACCCGTGGTCTCGTATAACAGCAACACGTCGGAGAACATGTGCGGACTGAGCTAGAACTGAGTCAATGTGGGCTTTATTATTCTGCATATTGCCTAGTGCTTTCTGCAACTTCAACAGCAACAATAAAAGCCATAATCTGAGAAGTAAGTTTTTGGTTTAAGAAAGATTCAGCTTGACTGCCGAACATGGAGCCAGCAAATTCACTTTTATTAAAATCAAACACTGGAGTTCCGGCGTCCGAGTACTTGTAGGAAGTGAAGTTTGTAGCGAGATTGCCACAACTGTCAAAGATGACTGTTGATAAGCCCTCAGAAAGCGAACTTTCTAGTGGGTTTTCGTTGAAAATCTGTTGCAGGTTCTTGTCTGGGTATTTTTCTTTCATTTTTTTCATCTGGCTAAGAGAGTCGTCTTCATTCTTGCCGCCGACAAATGCAACTACATCAGAAATGATTCCACCCCATATTGGGGCCACCAAAACATCTTTATAAACGTTCATGAGCCAATCAAAAATATGGTCACCAGGAGCACCATCTTCTGGGTCAATCTGCACAACGCCCACTTCTTCTTCAAGTGGGTTGTCTTTGCTAGGAACCGCATAGAACAGGACTGCTGGGGTGTCCACGGGTCCCTTGTCCACCTTGCTACCCAGAAGCTTGGTTGCCATCATCATCTGGATTGCTTGGTCTGAAAATTTAGTGAGGAATTCTTGGGTTTTTGGGGGGTAAATTGTTGTCATGGCAAAAGAGTACAGCCGCTTTTCTGGAATTGCAAGTATTTTTACTAAAGTGTGGCTGTGCGATAATTAAGTGGAGGAAAAATGGCTCACGAACTAGATAAAACCAAAAATGGTCGGATTCGGATGGCCTACAACGACCGTCAGGTGCCTTGGCATCGACTTGGGACGCCCATGAGAGGGCTCCAGACGATGGAGGCGATGCTTGAAGCCGCCAGCGCAAACTACGATGTTGTCCTCACCAAGGTTGCAGCTGTTGACGACTCAGGAGAGCTTATTAGAAACTCAGACGGCTCAGCAGTCATCATCAATGACAGTAGAGCAACTCTTAGGCAGAATTTTGATGGTTCTTTTGATTCCCTTGCAACAGTAGGGACAAGATATGAGGTCAGACAGAACAGCGAGGTCTTAGAAAGAGCTCTCGCAGTTGTGGGAGCCTCAAAGGGTGATGCTGTTGTAGATACCTGTGGGTGCCTGAAAGGCGGTTCAAGATTCTTCGCAACGATAGACCTTGGTCCATTGGTTCTTGATGCGGCAGGAGTCAACGACAAGCTTGATAGATACTTGGTCATATCAGCAGGTCATGACGGAGTGTGGCCAATCAGATATTCAAACACTGAAATAAGAGCAGTATGCAACAACACTGTGGTGCTTGGCGAAAGAACAGCAAGAAGGGTCTTTACAGCAAGACATACAAGAAATGTAGACACAATCATTGACGATGCACAAGAAGTTCTTGAGATATCTACAAGATGGGCTGACGAATTCACCCGTAGCGCTGAGCAATTGCTTTCAATAAAGACACCCGTATCTGCTGTACCTGATTCAGTGTTAAAGATAGTAGCTCCGTATCAAAAAGCTGAAACAAAAAGACAAAGAGAGCATCGCAATTCAATTGAAGATGCAATCAACTCGATTTATAAAAACGAAAGAAATGCTGCCGGGTATGGATACAACGCATGGTCTGTATATAATGCTGTTTGTGAATACTTAGACCACTACAGATTCACTAGTCCGGAAGAACTTGCAATAGCGAGTATGGATGAAAATTCCTCTGCAACAAAAAAGAAATTAGCAGTACAAAAAGCATTGTTGGGCACATAGAAATGGAAGACTGGGAACCAATGGACGAAGAATTTGAAGATTATTCTGAAGTTGACCCGATAGCTGCAGAAGCTGATTATCTTGATGCAATACAAGAGATGATTGAAGATTCTTCATTTCAAGACCCAAGCGATAACCCGTTTATGGCCGAAGCAACTGACTACTCAAACATGCTTGATGTCTATTGTCAGATGATTTCTGAACGAAAGTTCAATCGAATGGTGCAAGAGCTGAAAGATACAGAAGGAGACCGTGGGGTCATACAGCTTTTGTTTGCAATTGAAAAAGCAACCGGATGGCACATGGAGATAATGGGCTCTCGGGCAAATGTTGATGACGAAATGATTAATAAATATAATAAATTTGACCCATACGCATGGGAAAAAGTCAAGAACAGCGATGAGTGGCAAGAAGCTATTTACAAAGTCGCATACATCTCAGGTCGAGCCATGGATTTAGCAACACAACAAATCGCAGCTCCATACGGCAGAGATGATAAAACCAGAGCTTCAATCAGGAAATTTCTTTGGTCATCATGGAAAGCACTTGACGCGAGGTTCAGTAAGTAATACTCTTTCTGTCCATGACTTTGGATGAAAAAAAGAATCAGCAGTTCAACGGCAGACATGAATCGCTAAACCTTTTAGGTCCACCAGATTTCCCCAAAGGTGGAGCATGCACGTCTCATCCAACAGAATGGTTTTTCCCAGATTCGCCCATAGGGAAAGAAGAGATTGAGAAGATAAATAAAGCTAAAAGCATCTGTGCCATATGCCCAATACAGATGGAATGCCTTACTTACTCAATGGAGTGGGAGCCTTTTGGAATATGGGGAGGTATGACAGAAAGCCAACGAAAATTCCTCCGACAGAAGATGAGTTTCAAAACACGCCGATACGATGAGACAATCAGACTCCAGAACCTAATGAGCACATAATGACTTACATATCATCCCCGACAGTTTCAAATTTCCTTGGCAAGTTGCAGGGCGTACGTGGTGGAGACGGCCAGTGGCAAGCTAGGTGCCCGTGCAGGAACGATGACAACAATCCTTCCTTGTCAATAAAAGATGACAATGGGAAGGTTGTTGTTTACTGCCACAGAGGCAAACCGTGTAGCGCCGCTGAGATTTGCGATGCTGTTGGTTTGACGCAGAAAGACTTATTCCCCCCATCTTCGACATTTGACAAGAACAGCAAACCAAAACAGCGGCTTGTAAAAACTTACAAATACATTGATGCTGATGGAGAGCTTGCGTACGAGAAGCAACGGTTCTTGCGTGAAGACGGAACAAAGTCTTTCCTTCAGCGTCGCCCCAACCCAGAAAAAAGTGGAGATTGGCTTTACTCGCTCTCTGGAATCAGCAAGATTCTGTACAACCTCCCCGCAGTCATTGAGGGAGTGAAGAACAATGACCCGATTTGGGTTGTTGAGGGTGAGAAAGATGCAGATGCGCTTATTGAGCTAGGAATTATTGCCACAACTGGCCCGGGTGGTGCAGGTAGGAACAAATGGGAGGATGGATTTACAAAGACTCTTGCAGGAGCCCATGTCGAAATTGTTTCTGACAACGATGATGTTGGTAAGTCTTTCGCTATGGATGTTCGTGTAAAGCTAGACGAAGCTGGGTGTACCGGAGGTGTATGGTTGCCGGCTTCAGGCAAAGACACATACGACCACCTTGCTGCCGGAAAGACTTTTGACGATTTCATTCCCCTGTCCGACTATGTGGAATCACCCGTAGAGGAAAAAGAAGAAGAACCATCTCAGATGGATTCAATTCTTGTAAAGATTAACGACATCTTTGATTCAGAGAATTTGAGTGACTCCCAAAAGCTCAATCGTGCAAGCATTGCTCTTACATCAATGACCATCACTGAGCGAACAGATACTGGACGCCTTGTTAATTGGGAAAGTTTTATTTCCGAAACAGACAACGACAGCTTTGATTGGGTAATACCAGGTCTGCTTGAGCGGAAAGAGCGAGTAATCGTAGTTGCGGCCGAAGGTGTTGGTAAGACAATGCTTGCCCGTCAGGTGGCCATTCTCTCGGCGGCCGGAGTCAATCCATTCACATACCAATCAATGCCTCCAATTAGGACATTGACAATTGACCTTGAGAACCCAGAGCGAATTATCCGACGCACATCTCGTAGCATTATGAACGCAGCTATAGCCCGTACGCAACTGATGAATGGCAGGCGTATTGAGCAAGTAGAGGCTCATCTGTTGATTAAACCAGCCGGAATTGACCTCCTGAGCGTTTCTGACAGGCTTTTGGTTGAGGAGACAGTAGAGCGCACAAAGCCCGACTTGCTTGTGATTGGGCCGTTGTACAAGTCGTTCATTGACTCTGGTAATAGGACTAGCGAAGCTGTAGCCGTAGAGGTGGCTCGCTTTCTTGACTACATCAGGGACCAGTTCGGATGTGCGCTGTGGCTCGAGCATCACGCCCCACTTGGCACAAGCCTTACAACCCGCGAGCTTCGGCCGTTTGGTTCAGCAGTGTGGTCTCGTTGGCCTGAATTTGGTATCTCATTGCAGCCCGACCCAACATCAATGGAGGGATATGTCTACGATGTGAGACACTTTAGGGGTGGCCGCGATGAGCGCCCGTGGCCTACTAAAATGAAACGTGGGAAGATGTTCCCGTTTGAAGTTCTTGAATACATGAAAGCTGGATGAGTGTCTAAAAACGAAGGTGGGCTGACAAGGGAGTTTCTTGCTGAAAGAGACTTGCGTATATTCAAGCTAAGACAAGCTGGAGTTACCCATACCGAGATAGCCCGTAGGTTCGGCATGACGAGTCGTGCTGTAGGTACTGCAATAAGAAGACAGCTTGAAAAGCTCAACTCAGAAGCCCTTGTTGCATATCCAGAGCTTCTCAGAATGGAGCTTGAAAGACTTGATTCTCTTCAGTCCGCTATCTGGCCCATGACTCAACACCGAAAGATTGAAATGGACGACGGAACGCAGGTAACTGCTGAGCCAGACCTAAAGGCAATCCAGCAGGTTCTTTCGATAATGGACAGACGCTCAAGACTTCTTGGCATGGAACAAACAAATCTCAACATACAAATGGATGTCAATTCGCAGGTTAATGTTAGGTCTACGCTTTCTGGCGTTATAGATGTAAGTACTACAAGTCAATTCTCTCCTGAGTCAGAAGCCCGTAAGCTCTTGGAGATAATGGGCCGAAGCGGTGTGTTGCCATCGGATGTGATTAACTCAATACTTGATGAACCTGCAATAGAAGATGGAGAGATAATAGATGCTGAGGAAACCGTATCTGACGGAACTCAGGCATAGGCCCGTATCTCTTGTAGTCAAGGAAGTGGATAAAGTGGAGAGAAGCATTGCCAAAGGATTTCTTAGTGTTGGTAATAAGTTCAAAGGTTTGAGTAAAAACAAAGAACTGCCAAAACTTCATGTTCATGATGTAGTTTTTATATCTATGAATGAACCCAGACTGCCCAGCGAAGAAGAGTACGAGATTCAGGACAACATCCAGGCCGCCGTTGATGGTGTGATGAAGATGGAAGAACTAACCCGTAAGCCAAACACCGGCTCTAAGCCCGGTCTACCAGCGAATAAGCAGGTATTGATTAGGGCAACAGATGAAGACCACGAAAGATGGAAGACAGCTGCTGCAGAGCTGGGCATCTCTCTTGCTGAGTTTGTTAGAGATGTATGCAATAAGGCTGCCGGAACAACAGAGTGCCAACATCCAATGGAACAAAGAAAGATTTACCCGTGGATGCAGAGATGCATGAAGTGTGGGAAGAGATTAACCGTTTAATAAAACTTAGTATTGATTACATTTCCTTCGATGTCACTCGAAGGTGTATTTTTTGTTCTTATTAGAACTCGCTTTAACCATCTATCGGTTCCGTCGTACCTGGCAACAAAAGGCTTGCGTCCATGCACTGCCATATTGTTATTGATGAGCATCAAGTCACCCGTATCAAGTATGTAGTCAACCACTGACTCTCGAATAGCTTTTTTTAGATGAACCAAAGCATGCGCAGCTTCGTCTGTTGTGCCTGTCACGAGTGTTTCGTCGTACACGAGATGCCACTGACCATCTGTATTGTTTAAAACCGTAATTGGTATTGAGGCATCCTGTTCTCCTTCAAGCATGAAACTTGGGTCTAACGATGTCAAGAAGTTCGGCTTGCACAGCTCATTGATTACATGCTTATCAAGCTTTGAAACCACATCTGCAGCTTCAGAGATGGTCGTAATGCCCGTGGGGTCTCCACGAACACAAAGCAAAACAACGATGTCCGGCTTGTATGGATGAAAAGCTGTTTCCGTATGCAAACCAAGCTCAACTTTGGAACTACTTGATATTTGCATGGCCTCGGTTTGTTTTATTGGGAATATGTTCTGAACAAGAGAACCTTTTTGTTCTTGCTGGTAACCGATTGGTTGGCCAATCGAGCCTGCATATTCAAGAAGCTTCTCATCGCAATCAGTAAAAAGCTCTGAATCAACATCAAGTGATATCGGAGTGGGCGGTATTGAGCCCGTAATAAAGTTCTTGTATATCGAAACAGCTTTATTCATTTTCCTTAACCGCCGAGACACTCATCATTCCGCCTTTTTGCAATAGTAGGAATATTAGCTCTTCATCAGAATGCATAGATGTAAGGATGTCGTCACTTAGGCGGTTCACCTTGATTGTGAATGTCTTCGTCTTGTTGTTCTCCGGCATAGTAACCAAGCTCCTCTTGTTGCATTTTGAAATCTTGGTACTGTGCGTACCCGTAGTCTGCTTCCTCGTTGCTTACGTTGCCCATTTCTAACTCCCTGCATCTTCTACTTGTTCCCACTCAAGACCGTCTGGTCCTGAGCGGAATAGCTTCCTAACCCCGTCAACCATACGCCAGGTCCACCCCCACCTGCAACAAGGCAATTCGCTATCAGGGTCAATTGCAAAGTGGAGCGGCTTTCCAAACCTGCTCATAGCCCTAGGTAGCACTGACCATAAACGAGCAGTGCAGTCATGGCACAAGCAGATGTAACCGTTAACCCATGTGTTGGTTAACCAGTACTGAGATGTGTCATTGAACTCTGCATAGTCGCCACTTGCGTCAAAGCACATGCCACCAATGATTTGTTTGTACCCGTCCTCTTTGTAGCGTTCTGGCATAAACAGGAGGATTGGCCGGTGGCATTCGTCGCATACATGATTGTCATGTTGGTCTGTGTTTGTTACCGACATATCAGCCTCCGGGCATTTCGTCGTACTTAGGGTTAATCATCATGTCATTGATATGATGCGGCTTCAATACAAAGCCCATAGCCGGATTGTCACTCTTTGGTGCGAATGGCGTAAATGTGTTCTCGTTGAAGTCCCCAGAATTCATGTTTATGAAATTGCGAAGACGTTTAACCGAGACGATAATGAACGATTCACCAAGAGTGAACTGATACACCCACCATTTGGCAGTGGTGATGTTTAGTCCGCTTGCAACCCAAACTTGATTTTGGTCTTGGTCAAGCTGTCGTCGTGGATTCTGGTATAGCTCAACAGCCATGTTCCCATTCCTAAACCTGTCGGTCTTTACTTCAAAGTCTCCTTGCTCAAGTGATTCGAGGAAGTCTTTAATTACAGACTCACCCATATGCCCGTAGGCTAAATCGTTTGAGAAGTTGAACTTCTTTGATGGGATGTCAGCATTACTCATTGCTTAGCCTTGCTCTTTGGTGGCTTCGCTGGGTCATGGAGTGAAACTCCATAGATTTTGCGGAACTGGTTGAGGATTGGCTTTACAGCCTGTGGCGTGCCATGGGTGTAATAGACAGGACCATGGATGCTTGGTGGTGGTGTGATTTTATATCCAGTGCTTCCCTTGTGTTCAATAATGAATCCAAGAGCTGAGAGCTGCCTGAACAGCTCTTTGACTACCTTATTGCCGTGATTCCTTGATGCCATAAGCTTCCTTTTTATGTAGGTGTATTTAATTGGGTTGACTGAACTATACAGGGGGGATTTTATTTTGTCAACATTATTTTTGGGGTTGATTTATTGCCCGTGAGCATTTATATTGATTCAGTAATTAATGCCGAAACGAAAGGGACAAGATGAGCGAATACAAGAAGCTCGTTCAAGGCAATACCAAGCGTGGCCGGAAGCCATTGCCTGCAGATGAAAAGCAACGACGAATTGAATTGCAAAAGGAACAGAATCGACTGCGACAGGAGGCACGCCGTAGGGCCGCACTTGTTTTGCAACATCGCTACTCTGATGAGTTTGCAGGTCTGTTCTCAGTTGAGCTTGAGTCGTTAAAGACTTCAAAGAACAAGATAAGTAAGTAACGATTGGGTAGTCACCTGGCATTAGTGGGAACGATGTACAGGTGGTTGTCCATTCAGCCCTCGTATCGGCCCACTCTTATAAGGTGTAGAAACCGTAGTTGGTGACACGTTGGTTCAAATCCAACCGAGGGCACTATGAACAAAAACAAAAACCCAAATAACTACATGAAGCATGGCGGTAAGCCATATGTGATTCTTTGCTATGCGAAGATGAAAGATGGATGGTTCACCCGTGAGCAGTATTTTAATTTTCAATTGAACCGTCGTGAGTGGATGAAGGACATTGACCGAACTATGGAAACATTAGAGAGGAATGACTTTATTGAAAGTCGCATTCTTAATGGTGTGTCTTTATACAAAATCACCGAATGGGGTAAGTATGCATTGATTGCTCTTGGAGAGACACATCGCAAGAAACATATTGATGCAAAAGCTTCAAACATGCGGTCAAACGAGCTAAAGTCTCGCAACAAAGCCAAACAGAATGAATGGGAATATGACGCGCTGGATTAACGAGATGAATGCTGCCGAAGCAATATACGAAAACAAGAAAATGCGTATGTGCGTGTACTACGGTTTGCTTGTCAAGCAACGTCGAGCTAGTTCATTTACTCTTGATGATGTTCTGGCGCACAACTCTGTGATGTTTGAGGATGGCAACGAGTTAGCGACCTTGCTATCTGAGCTGACATCCCGTGGGGTGTTTGAACAAATAGACAAAGTCGGACTAACTAAGTGGCGTCTCTCATCTTTTGGTTTGCGTGTTGCACCGTTTCTAGGTGCGCACGAAATGGCTAACGCTAATTAGCTTCTAAACCACTTGGTGAGTCGGCCAAAGAACGAAGTCTTGGCAATTGCTTCACGAACATCCTTGAGCTCTTCAATCACAACTTGAAATTCTTTAACGTCTTGTTGTGTTGGCTGAGGGATACTTGCAAGCTTCTCCTGAACTGGCTTCTTTTTTGGTGCAGCCTTCTTCGGAGCAGCCTTTTTTGCAGCTGCTGGCTTCTTCTTGTTTGGTGCTTTCTTTTTCTGTGTCATAGGGCAAATACTAGTCAGGTGATATCGCTCTGTGGTGTAAGTGCTACCCGTGCCGGATTTTAAGCTCTAGCATTGGGTCGTGGAGAACGACTACGACAGCAGAATGCTCAAACTGGCTATGGTTCTGGCTACCGCTGTAGAGGCCAAAAACGAGATGGTCGCAGAGAGCGGGATAGGCGAGGACATAAATCAGGTCCTATACGGCTGGCGAGGGTCATCTCTCTGTGTCGTGTCTCAGATGACCGACGCAGTACAGCGTAAGACGGCATACGAGCGCTTTACAGCCATCTCCGACGCAGTTGCCATACTTCGACAGGGCTGGGGCGTAGATGCTATCTCAATGGTCGCTGAGGGCTATGTCAGTTCTAGTCCAGCAGACACAGACGGAAAGAGCCTTGCCAAAGAGTTCGCTATAGGCAATAGGGCAGTAAACGAGTGCATAACAGTCACCCATGTGCAAAATGACGAAGTCTCATTTGTCAGCAAGGGATACTCCTATGATGTGCCAAGAAAGATGGTGTGGCACGAGGAAGTGTTCGTACCAGGCAGAATGATGGTGCGCAACGAGGAGAGTATGTATCCACTCCTATTCCACACAGCACTAAGGCTTCCAGTTGAGCAACCAGATGACGAGGTCATGTGGATAGCGTCAGACGACTTCTACGGTGCGCTTGTATTTGGCTTACTTGCTAAAGGCTTCTCGACTAGGTCATTTGTTTAGCCCGTAGCCACTTTCGCTAGGTGGGATAATCTTTTGCTAATCTAATCTCGTTGGTGAGGTTTTCTATTTCCTTTCTCCTCACTAATGCTTCGTGTGGCGCTTTATTAGTGACAACCAAGCGACGGCAGGCGTTCGGGGTGGTACGCCTGCCGTCAAGGTTTAGCAGTTGGAGAGAGTGCCGATTATGACACTCTCTCCATCTACTGCTACTTGCTACTTGGTAGGTATATCTGCTGGCTAGGCATAATGAGACTGCCATATATCTCATAGGTATCGTCTATGGCTCGGCGTGTATTGCCTTCGCATAGGGCGTGTACTAAGCCCGTAATCGTATCGCCTTGCGATACCAATACTGGACTACTAGGGCAAGTGTATCCACTCTCTCTAGTGAAAGAGTAGATACCTAGTCCTAATCCTACTGCTATGAATACTGCCATTATTCTTTTCATTGTGTATCTCCTTGTTAGTTGCTTGTGATTACACCTTAGGGCATAGGTGGAACTATGTCAAGCATTGTCTCTCTCTGTCTCTCTGTCTCTCTGTCTGTCTGTCTGTCTGTCTCTATCGGGTATGGGTGGCGGATAGGTAGCCCATAGCGATAGTCAAGGCACAAGGCAAGGCAAGGGGCAAGGCACAAGGCAAGGCAAGGGGCAAGGCAAGGCAACAAGGTAAGGGGCTAGGCGAGGCAAGGCATACAGGGCAAAAAAATAGCCACCTAGCGAGGGGTGCTAGGTGGCTATTTGTAACGCTTGACTACTTGCTAAGTAGGTTATTCCACTCTGTCGCTACTTGCTCGGCTTGTGTCTCGCTAAGGCAAGGAATTGAGTATTGGAAACTGTCTGAACTGTCACCAGTTGGGCTTGCTATCCAGATATGGACTTGGTTGCCAGTGGCATAAACCGCCGTTGGTAGTCCTTTTACTCTTACTTTTGTCTCTGCCATTTTGTAATTCATATCTATCTCCTTGTTTTGGTAGGGCTTGTGCCTTACAAATATCAGTATAGGGGTACTTGTGGGATATTGTCAAGTTATATTAGAAAATACTTTAGATATATCACAAGGGGTATTTATGGCACTAGATACCTATATATAGAGACAAGTCAAGCGACAAGGTGACAAGCGATTAGAGAGACAAAGAGAGACACAAGGCGAGGGTTTAGGTGACAAGGTGACAAGTGATTAGGTGACAAGGCAAGCAACAAGGTGCGAGATAGAAAAATAGTGTCTCAAATAGTCAAGGGCGCTCGAACTTTTTGCGCAGCCCGGAAGTGTGTGTGTAGCTATACGACAGTGTTTGAAGCCGCTATTCCCACATAGATTTATCTGAAGGTGTACGCAGTTGGATGTTCTTGGTAAGCCTCATGCCGGCAATAAGAATTCCTAAAATGGTTGCGGCCAATAGAGCTACATCAATGAATTTACTTCGGTTCATTTTATGAACTTCTCCTTTAGACCAGGAATGCGCTTATCTTTTATAGAGACGATTGACTTGTTGATGATGTTCTCTGCTTTTATTAGGGGGGAGTCTGTTGTGATTATGTATGCAGGTACGTCAAACATTTCTGTTTCAGTAACAGTTGCGATACCTTCTTCTACAAGCTTGTTGACATCTACTTCAACGCATATAGCTTCTGTGAATGTGACATATGCCGGCATCTGATACTTACGGCCGTTGATGTCCGCTTCTTGAAATCCAACCATTCGTTTGCCATCAAAAACAGCAACCATCACGGCTGCGTCATAGTCGCTTTCAAACATAGTCAAGAAGTATTTGCCATCGTCTTCGTTGAACTCTGTTATCCCATCATTCTCGATTCCCTCGATTAGGTCCGGGTATGTCGCTAGCCAGTACTGATTTGTCATAGCCCTAATATATAGCAGGCATCATCTCATTTGAAATAGATTTATCTGAAAAAGAGGGTCCTAGAAAAAAATTTTGCGAAGGACAGTTCCCTTTTTCTATATGGGTATGCCGTATGGCTAGTTCCGATTTTTTGGTAGCCCCCCTAATTTGTGGTGGTCCGGAAACCTCGGATTAATCTATCTGACATTGATTTGGGTGTGGCCGCCGTTTCCCTCGTTCTTGATTTTTAAGCCTTACTTTTGAATGGTGGTAACATCTTTGTGTGAGCGATTCTTTTTATTCATCAAGCTTCAGTATTTTTTCAAGAACTGACGAGACAGCTGATGGAATACCTATACACAGAGCAGATAGGTCGCCCTGTATTGTTTGTGGTCACCCAACTGGAGATTGCTCGCCAGAAAGTCATGGAAAAGTCGAAATTGCATTCGCAACAGAAACGCTTGAATCTTTTAAAGATGTTCAAAAAATATTAGTTGAAGAAACAATTTACGAAAACCGACAGATAACCCCGTTCACAACAGCACGAGTGATTATTGTGAAAAAGGGTTCATATGTCACAGTCGCACGTGCAAAAGAACTTGGGATTATTTAATAAATTGACAGTTGTTTTCATGCAAAGGGGTGTATTATCGTTCCCCTAACAACCAGAGGGGCACCTAATGTCAATTTTTTCCGAAGAATTTCTTTTTCCGTACAAGACCAAAACACCGCCTTGGGGTTTTGGTGGCCTTGGCGAGGTTGTTTACCTCCGAACCTATAGCCGCAGGATTGAAGAGCTCGGACGAAACGAGACATGGTTAGAGACAATCACTCGCGTAATCGACGGCGCTATTGAAATTGGCGTTCCTTACACAAAAGACGAAGCGGAAGAACTGTTTGACCACATGTTCAATCTTCGTTGTTCTTTTTCTGGACGCGCCCTTTGGCAGCTCGGAACCCCATTGGTTAAGAAGTTCAGTGGTTCATCATTGAATAATTGCTACTTCACAAACATCGAAAAAATTGAAGACTTTGAACTTCTGTTTGAGTATTTGATGCTTGGTGGCGGAGTTGGCTTCTCCGTTGAGCGTTCAAAGATTCACGACTTGCCAAAGGTAAAGTCCGGAGTGTCAATCGTTCATGAGCGTTCCAACGATGCGGACATCATTGTTCCGGATTCACGTCAAGGCTGGAAACGACTCCTCCATGCAGTCCTTAAGTCTTATTTTGACACCGGAAAGTCTTTTTCGTACTCCACGATTCTTATTCGTGAATACGGCGCACCGCTGAAGACATTTGGAGGCACTGCATCTGGCCCTGGTGCACTTATTGACGGAATTGCAGACATCTCAAAGGTGATGCAGAATCGTGAAGGTAAGAAGCTCCGTTCAATCGATGTGCTTGATATTTGCAACATCATTGGTCGCATCGTTGTCTCTGGCTCCTCACGTCGTTCAGCCCAAATTGCAATTGGTGACCCAGACGATGTGCTTTTTATTCGTGCAAAGAACTGGGCATCAGGGAATGTTCCGGCATGGCGAGCAAACTCAAACAACTCAATCTATGCAGATGCCTACGATGAAATCATGCCTGAGCTTTGGAAGGGCTATGACGGAACTGGAGAGCCATACGGTCTTGTTAATCGCAAGCTTGCACGCCAGTACGGTCGCTTGGGAGAAAAGCGCCCAGACCCAACGATTGAGGGCTTTAATCCATGCGCAGAAATTGCACTAGGCGACGGAGAGTCGTGCAACCTGTCAACAATCTTCCTGCCAAACATTGAGTCAGAAGAACAGCTTCATTCTGTGTCCAAACTTCTGTACATGACCCAAAAGCACATTACGCGAATGAACTATCCATACGAAAAAACCGTAACTATGGTTACGAAAAACGCACGACTTGGACAGAGTATTACCGGAGTTCTCCAGTGTTCAGAAGAGCAGATTAGTTGGCTGTCTGGTGGCTATAGCTACCTGCGGTCCGTAGACGCTGCTTATTCATCTGAGCATGATTTCCCTGAATCCGTCCGTCTGACGACTGTCCAGCCATCTGGAACGCTCTCACTGCTTCCTGGAGTGACTCCGGGCATTCATCCAGCATTTGCCCCTTTCTACATCAGGCGTGTTCGCTTTGGCTCCTCGGACCCGTTGGTTGATGCCTGTCGCAAGCGTGGGTACAAGGTCGTTTGGGACATTGGTATCGACGGCCGAGAAGACCACACTCGATATGTTGTTGAATTCCCATGCAAGTCTCCAGAAAGTGCTGTCCTCGCATCAGCCATGACTGCAGTTGAGCAACTTGAGTGGGTTAAGAAAATGCAGACAATTTGGGCTGACAACGCTGTATCTGTGACTGTCTACTACCGCAAGGAAGAGCTTGACTCAATCAAAGACTGGCTGTCCAGGAATTATGACAAGGGTGTAAAGTCCGTTTCATTCCTTCTCCACGCAGACCACAACTTTCCATTGCCTCCTTACGAGGAAGTGGCAAAAGAGGCCTACGAGAAACTGCTCTCAAAAATTGATTTCTTTGTTCCATTGCAGGATGCAGCATTTGGGGATGCACTGGCCCTAGATGACTGCTCAACAGGAGCCTGTCCAATCAAGTAGGTCTTGACTTTTGTAAAACTTTGTTCTACTGTGTGGACTATGGTGGCAGAAATAAAAAAAATAATTCAAAAAATAATAAATGTTGAGCGAACGTCTCTTGGCGGGCAAGAACAAATTTATTATTTAGAACAAGAAGAAGACTGCGCACCTGAACCCAAAAATGAAGAGCAAGATTGAATCGGGCCTGTAGCTCAGTGGTCAGAGCAGGGGACTCATAATCCCTTGGTCGTGGGTTCAATCCCCACCGGGCCCACAACGCACCAACGGAGGATGTATGAATATAGGCAGAATAAATTTTTGGACAGTGATAAAAGACATTGAAAAAATAGATGTTGATGAGAAATCTAGAAAAAAAATAATCTCCCTCCGTGAGCAACATGTTGTTTTGTCAAAAGAAATTCAGCAATTTATTCCAAAAATTGAAGACAATTGCGTTGCAGTAACTCGCAACGAAAAAGAACAATTTGACAGAATATGGAACGAAATGTCAAAAATAAGAAAAAAAATTGAAAAAATCATTGCCCGAAAAACAAAAGGTATGTCTAAAAATGATTGAGGACATTGTCAAGAGATTGAAACATAGACTATTTTGGTCTGACGCCGACGAAGCAATTGCAGAGATTGAGCTTTTACGCAAGACGGTTAGCGACTGGGAAAAAACTGCAAAAATTCTTGCCCTTGATTTGGGGCATCCAGAATATGCCGCCGAGGTCTATGATGACATCAGAAGCGGTTTGTACGACAAGGTCAGGGGACGAATGAAAGATTCAAACAATAAAAATGTATGACATTGACCTTTTAAACGCAAATATTCCGGTTCCAAGTTTTGACGGTGCCTGCAGGGGATTTCCAACGGATTGGTGGTTTCCAGAAAAACATGCTGGGGGGCAGGATAAGCTCAATAGTGAGAAAGCTGTTGAGATTTGCAATTCTTGCAATTCAAAAAACGACTGTCTAAATTTTTCATTGCAATTCATGGGCGTTCAGGGAATATGGGGTGGACTTTCGCATAGACAGCGACAACGCGAGCGTACAAAACGCGGTGTAAAGGTAATCAGGTAAGGGAGCTTTATGAATGACTTAAGTAAACATGTAGAAGAACTAGCAAAGAAGATAAAACCCCCCTATTACTCTCGGATAGAAGTCGACGAGGGCTGGTATCAATTGATTATTGATTGCGATAAAGAGCTATCCAAAATTGACCCAAAATACGACTTGTTCCAGGTAAAAGAAAAATTTGGTGGGCTTAGGTACTATTTCCAGTCTTCAAATCCAGGCTTACGTGACGAGATGGACGCTGTCGTTGCGAGGTACGAGGAAATTGCAGGCAGGACATGCGAGGCAACCGGCAAACCGGGGGTTCTAATGAGGTCGGTTGGAAACTGGTTTAAAACACTAAATCCTGAATATGCAGAGAGAACTCTTCATTACGCAAAGTACTCCCAGGTAAAAAATAAAATAGAAGAGTAATTTTCTCCTATCGGTCGACGCTCAAGAGTTCTTGGTCATTGGTGCAAATACGAACAATACGACCGCAAAATCGCACCAAAAATATATTTTTTTAACCAAAACCCTTAAAACCCTTTGTTGGTAAGGATTTTATTTTCTCAAAACTTCAGTAAAATTGCGGAAAGATTCCACAAAAGGCTATAATTGATGTATGGATACACGAAGGGTTTTTTCAAACTGAGATAGGTCCCCACTGGGGTTGCATCGTCTCTACGTCCTACACACCTAACCAAGGAGTCAAACTTGAACGTCAAAACTGGAATTTACGCTATTTTTTTTATGGTTATCGCCCAGGTAGGGGTCTCGGTAGTAAATGCAATGGAGGCAAAAGCTCCATATGCAAGCATTGGCCGTGAATCTGCAGCGTTGATTCAGCGCGAAAAGAGTAACGAAATCAGCAGTTTTGAGGCAGTAAAGTTCACCCATGGCGATGTTTCATGGCTTGATGAAATGGCTCTAAGCGTTGGTTGGCCGGCAAAACAGATACCGAAGCTCAAGAAAATCGTCCTCCGCGAGTCTGGTGGCTGCCCAAACCGCATCGGCAGCTCCATCGTTGATAAGAACTGCAATATCACCGGGTATACCAAAGCAACAAATAAGTCAGATTCGGGCCTCCTGCAAATCAACGGAGTAAACTGGGACCTGAGCCGGAACAAGAACGCCATTGCGTGCGTCCAATTTGGATTCTGCACGCAGGAAGACCTTCTTGACCCTGTAAACAACCTAAAAGTCGGGCGAGAGCTATTCAAGCTTGCCGGATGGGACCCATGGGACCCATGTGCATGGGGTCCGGAACACGCCCACAGGTGCAAAAAGAGCAAGTAGCAACCAGTACTACTTGCGTTGGGTTACTATTCACTTGTGGCAAATAACAATTCAAAATCATCAGGCAGAACCAGAATTAACCCGATAACCAAAGAAGTCGAAACCGTTGCTGGTACAAAAGCCGGCAAAAAAAGACTTCGACTACCCTTGGGTCATCCACAGAGAACTCATGACCTGTATGGTCCTGTTGGGAAAAAGAAGAAAAAAACAATTATTGATGATGCTGACTAACCCTCTTCGGAAAGTCTAAATAGCGAGTCTCTATCAAGAAAGATAGAGCCGCCACTAATATTTGAACCATCTTCAGATTCTTCAATGTGTATGATTATGTCGTCTGGTAGTAGCTGTAGCTTTTTTGCTATATGCACGCGCATCCTAGAGACCTCTTCCTGGAGTGATGAAAGCAAAACCTCAGACTGGTTCTCTTCTACCTCTATTTCGTCGTATCCTTCGTACCCCACACCTGTTCTAATAAACTCAGCTGACATTTTTGTAAATGTTGAGGCTTTGACGCACATTGAACATGCAATCTTTTCGGTCTTTGCCGGCCTCTTTCGTGGCTCAAGATGGCCACAGGAAAGCTTATGAAGGTATACAACACCACCCCATTGACCCTGTCTTATTATGTCAACAACACTATTTTGGGGAGCACTTTTTTTATTAATTTCCATAAAAATCCATTGAAATTCTCATGATGCAAGGGTACTATCTATTTATGCAAACATTTTTACCATATCCAAGTTTTGAGGAATCGGCATCAGTACTCGACTACAGGCGACTCGGCAAACAGCGCGTAGAGACACTGCAAATCCTCAAAAGCTTACTTGACCCAGAATACGGATGGAAAAGCCACCCAGCTGTAAAAATGTGGGTAGGTTTTGAGTCTGCGCTTTCAGCCTACGGAGTAGAAATCTGCAAAGCGTGGATTGCTCGTGGGTACAAGGATACATGCCTAGATAAAATTTCATCGTTGGTGGAACCAAGCTTTGATGCTCTACCTCCATGGATTGGTGATGAGCGCATACATGAAAGTCACAAGTCTAATCTCGTACGTAAATTACCAGAATATTACATCCCTTTGTTTGGGGAAGTTAATCCATCAATTCCTTATTTCTGGCCCCATCAAATCAACCCCTACAAGCTTGTACTAGAATCTATCCAATGACCGAAGAAGTAAGAAGACCTACGGCCGCTTTTTTGACCACTGATTGGTCTTTCGGTTTGCAGCCAATCCAGCCAAACGGCTGCGCTCATTACAGGTGCAAACTGCCAATGGACGAGTTGCAGAAAGATTATAACTGGGTTTGCGGTCTTGGACTGCCTGGTTTGAATCAATCAAAAGGTATTGGTTTGCTTATAGAGGATGATAAAGCAATACACGGCTGGGATTTAATAATCTTAAAGTTAATAATGCATAAAACTTTTGCCGATTTTATGCCAATTGCCAAAGAATTGGGTCAAAAGATAATAGTAGATATTGACGACTGGTTTGACGGCTTAGAGCCAACCAATAGAGCATTTGAAACAACTGACCCCAAAAAAAATCCAGAAGTAAACAGAGGGCACTATGCAAAAATAATAGAACAAGCCGATGCCCTTATTGTATCCACTCCATTTCTACTGGATTACTACAAACAATTCCATAAAAATGTTTTTATGGTTAGAAACGGAATAGATTTAGATAGATGGGTAAAGAGAAAAGTTAGAGATACCTGGAACCCTACAATCGGTTGGGTGGGGGCAACTCCATGGAGGTCAAACGACCTTGAGGTATTGGGGCCAAAATTTGGTAAATATATACAAAAAAATAAGTTAAAGTTTCATCACTCTGGGCATACAGACAATGCGCCACTTGCTCATGAGTTGGCCGGAGTGCATGTTATGCATTGCAGTGTTTCACACATGTTGCCAATTAGTGATTATCCTAAACTGTTCAAGCATATTGACATTGGCTTAGTGCCACTGAGCCCAGTTAAATTTAACGATGCAAAATCGTACATAAAAGGCCTTGAGTACGCTGCCGCTGGCGTTCCGTTCATTGCTTCTCCGTCCCCGGAATACCTAGAACTAGCAAAAGCGGGAATAGGTCGAATTGCGCACAACTGGGAAGACTGGGAGTATCACTTTAATGAGCTGCGTGACCCTCAAAAGAGAATTGACGATGCAGAAATTAATTTAGAAAACTTAAAAAATTTTACCGTCAAAGCTAGAGCACCAGAGTGGGACTCGACACTAAAATTTATCTTGGACAGCATGTAGAAGTATTATGAGTGATATATCTTTCACGTTTGGGATAATTACAGTTTACGAAGATAAACAGCGTCTCAACGAAATAGTAAAAAATATTCAAAGTCTAAAAATTCCCAGTTTTGAAATACTGATTGTTGGTGGTGGTGACTCATCTGGTGTTGATGGCCCTGAGGTTGTAAAAATTGACTTTGACGAATCGGTAAAACCAAAGTGGATTACTAGGAAGAAAAACATCCTTGCCCAGAATTCAACGTACGAGAATATCGTGCTGATGCACGATTACCACCTATTTGACGCAAGCTGGTATGAGGAGTTTAAGTCATTTGGTACGGACTGGGATATTTGCTCATGCCCGCAGTATCTAATAAATGGAGCCAGAAATCCTATGGACTGGTCTCTCTGGGACAAGCCTAATCACGGTCGGGCATGGTCACTTGACTACAACGACTGGACCCAAACTCAGTACATGTATATATCGGGCGGTTTTTTTATAGTAAAAAAACATGTGATGATTGAAGAACCTCTTGACGAATCACGTGGATGGAACGAAGCAGAAGATGTTGAGTGGTCAATGCGAGTCCGCGACAAGTATGTAATGAAATGCAATGGAAAAAGCATTGTTCGTCACAATAAATGGCACAGGCACGCAGGACCTAATCCAGATGAAAAATAACTTTCTTATTATCTTTGACCTTGATGGAGTTTTAATTGAGTCAAGAGAAGTCCACTATGATTCTCTCAATATCGCCCTGAGCAGGGTTGGAAAAGAATACATAATTTCCCAAGAAGAGCATCTGTCAAAATACGACGGATTAGGGACGACAACCAAGCTAAAGATGCTTACAGAAGAAAAAGGTCTTCCGGAATCAATGCATCAACAAGTCTGGGAAGATAAACAAAAAGCAACATTGAAGATACTTGCAGACTTCCCAAAAAACTATGTAGCGATTGACATAATGCAGACCCTCAAGGAAAAAGGGTGGCGGATTGCTGTTGCCTCAAATGCCATAAGAGACACCGTGATAACGGCGCTTGACGCAATCGGGGTACTTAAGTATGTGAGCTACATCATGAGCAACGAGGATGTAAGGAACCATAAGCCACATCCAGAGATGTACTGGCAGTGCATGGTCTCGCTGGATGCAAGCCCAGCAAATACTATAATTATTGAGGATTCACATGTTGGCAGAGAGGGAGCGCTCAGCTCTGGAGCAAACCTCCATGCAATCAAGAATGCTGATGACCTTATTAAGGAGCGCCTACTACGCTTCGTTGAAGAAATTGAGACAAGGGGCAAAAAGCCTGTTGCATGGAGGAATGAAAAGATGAATGTTTTGATACCGATGGCGGGGGCTGGTTCACGCTTCGCACAGGCTGGTTATACATTTCCAAAACCATTGATTGAGGTAAATGGCAAGCCAATGATTCAGGTCGTAGTTGAGAACCTAAATATTGATGCTCATTTTATTTTCTTGGTGCAAAAAGAACACTACGAGAAATATAACTTAAAACAAGTCCTAGGTCTCATTAAGCCTGGGTGCGACATTGTTTTGGTTGATGGAATGACAGAGGGGGCCGCATGTACAACCTTGCTGGCATCTGGATTGATTGATAATGAGGAACCATTATTGATGGCAAACTCCGACCAAATAGTTGAGTGGAGTAGCAATGATTGCTTGTATGCATTTGGAGTCGAGGGTATTGACGGTGGAATCCTCACGTTCAAGGCGACCCATCCAAAATGGTCTTATGCAAAGCTCGGTGATGATGGTCTTGTAACAGAGGTGGCAGAAAAAAATCCAATTTCAGACAATGCAACGGTTGGCATTTACTACTGGAAGCACGGCTCGGATTATGTCAAATATGCAAATCAAATGATTGAAAAAGATATTAGAACAAATAATGAGTTCTATGTCTGCCCGGTATTTAATGAAGCAATCCAGGACGGTAAAAAGATACGAATTAAAGAAGTCCCTAAGATGTGGGGAATCGGAACGCCAGAAGACCTCAATTACTACTTAGAGAACAACAAATGAAATCTATAATTGTTGAGGTCGGTGCAAACTATGGAAATGACACAGCGCATTTTATCAATGATAAAAATAATGAAGTCTGGGCCTTTGAGCCAACCCCAGAACTAATAGAGCATTTGTCAAATAGGTTCAAGGAGGATAGCAATTTCCACCTTATTGGCAAGGCGGTAGATATTGAGGAAACAACAAAAGTTTTCAATATTGCTGGTGGCGGAGATTGGGGGTGTTCTTCTCTGTACGAATTTGCCGATGATATTCACGAGAAATGGGAAGGTAGACCAGACTTCCAGGTAACCCACACTGCCGAAGTTCAAACAACAAGACTTGATACTTTCATAATTGACAATGGAATTGAAAAAATTGACTACCTATGGGTTGATGCTCAGGGTAACGATTTTAGAGTTTTGAAGAGCCTTGGCGAAAAAATAGGGATTGTTTTAAAGGGCAAGTGCGAAGGCGCTTATACAGTCGACCTATATAAAACTCAAGAAAACAGAGTAGAAGATATCGTCGCTTGGCTAGAGGCAAATAGTTTCTCATGTAGTGTTGTCCCTGACAATGTAGGCAAGGAAGCGGACATCCATTTCACAAGGATTTTATGATTTATATATCTCATAGAGGCAATTTAAACGGCCCAAAACCAGAACTTGAAAATAATCCACAATACATAGAGGCCGCAATAGCCAGTGGATTTGATGTTGAAGTTGACCTGTGGGCTAATGATTCTGGACTTTTCCTTGGACACGACGGACCCCAGTATTCCGTACCAAAAGAATGGTTAATTGATAGAACTAACCAAATATGGATTCATTGCAAAAACAAAGAAGCGTTGAGTTTTGCAATGCAACACGATTTACATTGTTTTTTTCACGACACAGACGATTACACGATTACAAGCAGGGGTTATGTTTGGGCTTATCCGGGCAAGAAATCAACCTCAACTAAATGCATTAAAGTTTTACCAGAACTTTCTTGGTGGGAAATTAACTCTGGCTGGAAAACCCAATTCGCCGGTGTCTGTTCAGACTTTATTGCAGAGCTGAATAAACCAGAAATAAAAACACCCGATTCACCAGTATTCAAACCAATTGATTACGATAAGCATTTTGTAATCGGAACACCACTAGTAGCCTGGAAGTGTGATGCAAAAGAGCATCTTGATTGGCTTGCAGACAAAGTAGAAATTTCAAGAAGATTCCCAAATGTTAAGTGGTTTGCTGCCTTTGAGTTAGACAATAGGGGCATAGAGCCATTTGCCGAAGTAATCGAAGCGTTACGAGAAGTCAATGGAGATTACTGGACATACTCAATAAACGATATGCAGGCTCAAGTTAATTCTGGAAATAGATGGATTCGAATAGAAACAGGCAGAAACCTTATAAGAGAGTTTGCTCAAAGACACAGGGTGACCAGCGGGCATCACTGGGGAGAAAGCTGTACGGAATTGAACTATGGGGTGGTTAATTATTCCGCAGTTCTATATATA